TCATGCTCCGGGCGTGGCGACAGCCTCGGGCTCAAGCGCGCGGTAGACGGTCTGGCGGCTGACGCCGACTTCGTAAGCGATGTCCGCCACGGTGTGGCGCCTCTTGCCGGTCTCGTCGGTCTCGGCGTACATCAGCCGGACGAGTTCGATCTGACGGCGGCCGAGCTTGGCCTTGCGTCCGCCGGTGCGACCGCGGGCACGGGCGGCAGCCAGGCCCTCGTTGGTGCCCTCCACGATGAGTTCGCGCTGGAACTCATCGATTGAGGCGAGCAGGTGGAACACGAGACGACCCTGCGGCGTGGTCGTGTCGATCGACTGCTTGATGACCACCAGGCCGATGCCGCGCTTCCGGAGGTCCTCGGCCAGCTCGATCATGTGCTTGAGCGATCGCATCGCCCTGGAAAGCCGGGTGATGACGAACACGTCGCCCTCACGGAGGTAGGCGAGCGCCTTGTCGAGCTCGGGGCGGCTGGCGTGCTTGCCGCTGACACCGTGGTCGATGAACAGCTTGTCGACGCCATAGGTGGTCAGGTCATCGACCTGAGAGTCGTCATTCTGGCCGCGGGTGCTAACCCGGGCGTAACCGATCTTTGCCATACGAGAACTGTACCGTAAACGATATCCGTGGAACATAGATATCGGACACGAGTTTCGGACATTTTCAGCCTGCGGGAAGTCGGCTCCGGCGACGTGTACCGCAAACGACCGTTTATGGACGCCTCACCATCCGGCGTCCGGACGCTCAGCACCCTGCGGAGCCTGGAACCCCGCCATGCTCAGCGTGCCGCGAGGTCGCGCCGGGAACCACGTTCCGCAGGCAAGCTGCGTCGCGTTGACCAAGTCCGCTACGCCGAAAGCCCGGTAACCGGGATTCGGGCCGGGAACCATAGCCCGGACGGCTTGCATCAAGGCCATCGCGACGTCAGGAGATGCCTGCCCGGCTGCCGGGCCGATCTTCAGGCCACCGGATTCGGTCTGCTCGTAGACCAGGCCGCGCAGCTCCGAGAGCAGCTGCTGATGGCGGGGCAGGATCAGCGTCCCGCGCTGCAGGCCGCCCTTCACGGCACCCATGCCGGCCATCTTGCTGCGCTGATCAGTCCAGACGCCGATCACGTGGCTGCCGAGGCCCTCGCGCCCCACACTGCGCCGCAGTTCCTGTGTCGGCATCGGGCCCGGGCCGTTGAGTTCGGAAGCGAACACGTGAACCTGCCAGCCGCGGGCGATGTCCAGGCACTTGTCGACCATCGCGTGGTACGGCAGCCGGTGATGGCTTTCCAGCCACGGAAGCCAGAAGACGGCCTGGTCGTTGGCTCCCCCGTCGTCGAGCCTGCTGAGCAGGACGGCTGCCGAGGCGTCACGGGCATATCCCCAGTCCAGGCCGACCACGCCGCCGGAAGCCGGGTACTTCCGCTTGTCGCCGTACCAGTCGTCATCCCAGGTCGCGAGACCCTTCGCCTGTAGCGGCGTCGTCAGGTCGTAGTCGGCGACGGCAGACATTATCTCGTCCTCGGTGAAGTACGCGCCGCTGACGTCGGTGAACTCCGCTTCGTAGGTGCGCGCGAAGATGTCGGGGTCCATCGTCTTGCGCTTCTCTTCGAGCCACTTCTTGCTGATCAGCGGCGATACTGACGCGGGAAGCTTCCATGACCGCACCCACTCGTCCGGCTGGTCCATGCCGCGCCGGTAGAGCGTCCGGAACCAGTGACGCGGACCGCCGAATGGCGTGCCCGCCACGATCACCCGCGCGTTCGCCCGGGCCGCGATGACCGGTTCGAGATGTTCCCAGAAGTCCGCATCCAGGTAACCGGACTCGTCTGCCAGCAGCGTGTCCACGGTCCAGCCGACCGCCTGTCGGATCGAGCTTGGGATAGCTCGAAGGACGCTGCCGTTGGACAGCTTCATCAGGTGGGCCTGGTCGTCAGTGACAGACGCGCGGAGCATCGGCGCCGCCGCCGCGATCGCCTCGGCCGTATCGATCAGGCGCTTGGCCGCGTCATCGATCGTCGAGGCGATGAGCACCTGGTGGCCCGGCTCCGACCATGCCCGGTGAAGGGCAATCACGGAAAGCAGCGTGCTCTTCCCGATCTGCCGACCGCCGAGCAAGACCCGGTATTTGCTCGGAGCCTCAGCTATCTCACGCTGAAACGGGAACAGGTTGATTCCGAGCACGACCTTCGCGAACTCAGCCGGCGACTCGATACAGCGCCTGATCGCCGCATCGTCGAGGCGCGTCGCCGTGCTCACTTCGCCTCCTGGCCGTCCTGGCCGTCCCAGACAGCCCGCACCGCCATGACGTGCTTGGCTGAGTCGTACGCCGCCGCCAGATTGCGGCCGAGCTTCGCCGCGCTGGCCGGGTCGAGACCAAGCTTGGACCGCAGGTTCGCCGCGTGCGCCTCGTATCGGCGCGCCAGCTCCTGCGCCGACTCCCTCCGGCGGCTGACCGAATGCCGCGTCACCGTCCCCTCGCTGTGGTGCTCGTCCTCGTCGGTGACCGCGACGTCCGTCAGCGCTTCCTGCAGGTCGAGGCTGGCCAGGTAGTCACGCAGCTTGATGCACTGCGCTTCCGCGAAGCAGTAGGCATCGAGAGCATGAGCGAACAACGCCTGTCGCAGGTAATCGGGGAGTTCCGGGTCGTCGAGGATCCCTTGCTTGATCTCCTCAGCGAGCGGCGCCGTCAGGCGCACCGACCGGCTGCCGTGGCGCACGGCCATCGTGTTCCCAGGCTCGAAGTCCGGGTGACGTCGGTCCCACTGCTGGCCGTCACGGCTGGTCATTCTGCAACGCTCCTCTCGCGCGCGCGGGGTTCGGGCTGATCAGCGGCTTGGCGCACACGCCGACCGCGGCTTCGCTCTCCTTGTCATTCGGGTGTCCCGGCGCAGCAGCAGCGAAGCAGTCGCGCGCTGAGGACGAGGCCCGTTGTTTCCTTCATGCTGGTTTCCAGGGCCGAGTCGAGGAACTCCAGGTCGTAGCCGGGGACGCCGACGCCCGCCTTGATGTAGTCCCGGGTCTTGGTGATCGCCTCTTCCTTGGTCGTGGCGAGTACGAAGATTTCGGCGAGGACGCTGCTGGAGGAGTTCACGGCCCAGTCGGCGGCGGGGGCCAGGTCCGCGGAGCAGTACCAGAGCTTGAGGACAGCGTTCTGGTGCGCTTCGGGCTGCTCGAGGAGCACGCCTGACGCCGCTTCCTTGATGTTGCGGAGGGCGATGTCGTGGAGGAGGCGTTGCTCGTGGCTGACGGGCTGGCGGGCGTGGTCTGAGTCCTTGATGAGCGCTCTGGTTCTGGCGATTGCGTCTTCTTTGGTTCTAGCTAGCACGACGACCAGGCTGCCTGTGTAGGCGCCGTACCACAGCTTGGGTTCGCCGTCGTGTTCTGGCGCTTCGGGCTGCTCGGTTTGGTGGGTGGTGTCGGTCATGGGGTCCTCCTTGGGGTGAGTTGGGCGACTGCGGGGGTGTGGGGTGCGGGGAGGGTTCCGGGCTCGCGCATGAGCCGGTCGAGGTCGTGGAGCTCGGCGAGGCGGGTTAGGAGCCGGTCGAGGTCGGCGCGCGGGATCGCGGTGGTGATGGTGGCGGTCATGGATTCGGGGCTCCTGCGGGTGGGGTTGTGGGCGGTGCCGGGGGTGACCTGTGACCTGTGACCTCCCTCCCTATAGGGAGGTCACAGTGGTCACACCCCCGGCTGACCTGTGACGGAACCTGTGATGTCACAGGTTTGACCTGGGTAAATGCGGGACCTGTGACGGCGGTTCGTGATCACGGGTCAAATCACCTCATTTCGGGCACCTGTGATGTCACAGGTTTGACCTGCGGGGATTCTCCAGAAGTCCGTTTTGCCCGTTCCTCGTTCGTGCTTCTGCGCGAGGTTGTGGCGGGCTAGTTCGTTGAGGCTCCGGCTGACGGTTTCGCGTCTGAGTCCGTGGCCGTACTTGGTGGCGAGCCGGTCGGTGATCTCCCGGATGGTGGCCAGGTCGGCGGTGAGTACGGCCTGGATCTTGATGGCGGCGGGGGTGAGCTTGACGGGTTCTGGTGCGCCTTCCTCGTCGGTTTCGGTGAACCGGACGTCCATCACGGGGCCGACGTGGATCCCGATTTCCCACCAGCGGTGTAGCCAGCCGCGGCGGTCTTTGGTCACCTGCAGGCGCAGGACGCCGTTGGTGGTCCGGTCGAATGCCTGCTCGATGGAGAGCTTGAAGGCGACGTCGGCGGCGGCGAGTTTGGCGCCGCTGCCTCGGGCGAAGCGGGATGTCTCGCCGTTCTTGGTGTCGTGGTCGATGACGAGGACGGCGGCGCCGTGTTCGCGGGCGATCGGTGTGAGCACCTGGGCCCAGAACTTCGTCACGTCGCCGGCGTTGTTCTCGTCGAGGCCTGCGCGGGACAGGAACGCGGCCGAGCTGTCCCAGAGGACGATGCCGGGCTTGATGTCGTCGAGCAGCTCGCGGAGCTGCATCACGTCGTAGGTGCTCCAGCTGCGCGCGGGGAAGGGAAAGTAGCGAATCGCGCGGGCTTCGTCGGGGGTGGCGCCGAGCGCGATCAGTTTCTCGGCGATGAGCTCGGCGCCGCCTTCCTCGTCGAGGAACAGCACCTGGTGGCCGGCGCGAACGTGCCGGAGCATCCAGTGCATGGCGATGGTGGTCTTCCCGCAGTCGGGTGGCCCGGAGATCGAGTGCAGGCCACCGCCGTACAGCAGGTCCCCGCACAGCAGTTCGGGGGGCGGCACGCCGCGCTCGACCAGGGCGCCGAGGTCGAATTCCGCGAGGGCCCGCGGCGGCGCGGCGGGTGCCTCGTCGTCGTGGAAGGGGTTCGCTTCGCTGGTCACGCTGCCTCCGTGGCAGCGCCGCGGCCGGGGAAGTCACCGGGCCGCGGGTCGGCGAAGTGCTCGCGGCCGTCGGGTCCCCAGCGTTTGCGCTCGAGTTCGGCGAACATGGGTCCGCCGCGCGCGACGGGGCGCGCGATCTCGACCCACCGGCGGTCCATCTCCCTGTAGGCGTATTCGTAGCCTTCGCGTCGGCCGGCTGCGCGGCCGCGGGCGAACGCGGCACGCTCGGCAGCGTGAAGCCGGGTTAGCCACTGGTCACGTTCGTCCGAGACAGCCAGGAGGTCAGATGGGGTCACGCTGCCCTCCGTGCTGGCGGGGCGACGGTCCATGCCCAGCACCGGTCGACGCGCCGCATCCGGTACATCGCGCCAAGCACGGGCCGCAGGTCGACGACGGCGACCTCGAGCAGCCCGGCCAGTTCGTCGTCTCTGCAGCCGGTTTCCTGCTGGAGGACGGTCTCGGCGCGGCGGACGAGCCGCCACTGCTCGGGCGTCACTGGCTCAGCCTGCTTCCGGGGCGAACAGCTGGCCCTGGACAGCGGTGAGTTCAGCGAGCTGCCGGGCGATAGTCCCGTTCAGCAGGTCCCGCGGCCGCCACACCGCCCAGCTGCCACCTGCCCGCGTGATCCGGGCGCCGACAGCGCGCTGCGCGGGACTGAGCACGCCGTGCTCGGTCTTCAGCTCGCGGTAGATGATCCGGTTCCCGATGATGACCCAGTCGGGCCAGCCGGGTTCGCTGCCCCGGCTGTTCCGGACGTGAAAGCCGAACAGCCCGAGGTCGGTCATGAGCCGCCGGACGTGGGCATCGAGTGAATCCGGGCCCTTGTCCTCGAGCATCGCCGCGGCGACGGGGTTGCGCGTCATCGCAGCACTTCCACCGGCCGGATCCCGGCGATTCGCCCTGTCACTCATGCACCTCCCGATCAAGGTGCTATTAGGGTGACGCCAGCCGCCCTAGGGCCGTCAACGGTGCACGCGACATTGATCGGGTTCGGGGATGGTCATGAGTCAGGCGGGTACTCGCCGGCGACACCCGACCTGGACGGCCCGAGTAGTCCCATGTCCCGGGCACGCTGAACCCACCGCCTGGCCGTGGGCTCAGGAACCGGGACTCTCTTCCAGTCCTCAAGCCGCCTCATCAGCTGGCGCATAGGCGCTCGCGGGCTGTTCTCGACCGCGAAACGGTACTCCTGTGCCACCATCTCGAAGTGGTCGCGGGGGAGCGCCTGACCCCGGACCCTCGGGCCAGCGGGGGGAAGATCCGGCACTAGGCCGGGAAAGAGCTGGTCAAGGAACGGCCGCGACTTCCGGGGTCCGCTGTAGCTGATCACGGCTGGTAGACGGTACGTTTTCCCGCCATCCATGGTTTCGAAGTCATCGGGGTTGTAGCCGGGCCCGGCGAGTTCCGCGAGCTGGGCGGCCGTGACGATTTGCGGTGAGGACAGGGCAGCCGCCTCGTCGGCGATGGCCTGCAGGAGCTCGGTGATCCGGACCTTGCGCAAAGACGCCGACGTGATCTCGATGGCCTCGGCGCCCGCAGGATCGGGGATACCGAGGATAAGACCCGTGCACCGGAGCCGGCCGCCAGTTCCTACCGCCAGGCTTACCGTCACCGGATAAGGCAACCCCCCCTCGGTCAGGGTTACCCAGCCCCGCCCTGCCGCGAACTCGGCGACGTCGCCGCCGGTGTCGAGAGAGAGGCGAGGCTCTGCACGCTGCTTGTCGTCTGGCATGCCTGAACCCTACCGGTGATGCTGAACCCGATCAATGTCGCGTGCACCGTTGACGGCCCCTTGCCGCACCGTGTCACTGTGATGAGCAGTGATCGGGTAGTGCAACCCCGATTGGCAGACCGGCAAGGAGGCAGCAGGCCGTATGAGCACGGGCATTGCAGAAGCCGACCAGGCGGCCGCGGCCGCCGCGGTCGGCGCCGCCGAGGCGGATCTCGCGGCAGGACGGCGCGGGATAACCGCTGACACCCTGCACCGGCTCCGCGACGACTACCGACACGCCCAGCTGTCCGCTGAGGGTGCCAAGGTGAAGGCTGAACGTGCCCGCGAAGCGGCTCGCCTCGCCGCGCTCGGGGAAGTAGGCCGCCAGGTCGACCAGCTCGCCATCGCTGACGTGGCCGGCGAGCTCGCTGACGTGCTGCAGGTCATCACGGACGCCTGCGCCCGGGCGCGGAGCATAACCGGGGCGTGGGATGGCTCCGTGCGGGACCTGATCGAAGCTGCGTGCGACCTAGGCGTCTCCGACGCCCCCCCGGGTGGGCCGGCCAAGGCCTCGGGGTATCTCGCGGCGAGGAACCTTGGCGGTGACCAGTCCATCACTCACCACCGTGTGCGGCTGACGCCTGTGAGTACGGACCTGGCCCGGGCGATCGACCGCGCCGTACTCGGGCACCCGGATGACGGACTCGCCCTGATCGCCGGTGTGCGCGAACTGCCGGAGCCGAAGCGGCCGGATCTCGTCGTGCGCGGCCGCGGCGGCTGGTGCCAACCGATTTTCGGGGAGCTCAACGAGAACCAGCGGAGCCAGGTCCGGACAGGTGATCTCAAGGTCCTCGACAACGACGAGGTAGAGGCGTGGCTGCGAGGTGATCTCAAGTGACTTCCGCAGACTCCGATAGCGCCCTCGCGACAGATCTTGCCGCTGTTAAGCAGTCCCTCGACGCTCAGCAAGCGGCACGTGAGAAGCAGAATGACGCCCTGGCCATAGCGCTTGGCTTTAAGCAGCCTCCGCTCGACCCTCGGCAGGTCGCTGCGGAGCGGGAAAAGGCGGCGGCGGCGATCGCTCAGCGGGACGCTGCCCTGCGAGAGCAGGCCGCAGAGAACGCGGTCTTGCGCCACGCCGGGAGGTACGGCGGTAACGGTACCGCGCTGGCTGATTCGAAGACGTTCATGTCCAGGGTGGCCAAGCTCGACCCGTCGTCAGCCACCTTCACCGAGGACCTCGGTGCCGAGATCCGGGCCGCGGTGGAATCCGGCCCGCGATTCAGGACCGGTGATGGCAGGCCCGCGAACGGGTCAAGGACCACCGCGCCGCCTATGGGTCCGGGCGGCGCGTCGGCTGGCGCCCGTCAGTGGACCCTCGACGACGTGAACCGGCTGCCCAGGAACCGCAAGGGCGCAGCCCAGTTGCAGGAAGCCATCGACGCCGGGCTCCTGCAAGACCTCGGCCACGGTCCCGCCAAGAACAGGCGCTAATGACGACCCCGGCGCCGTCGCAGGGTTCGTTGCCGCGTGTCGCTCCCGAGATCGGCCTCGATGCCCTCAGGGACGCGATCGCGGCGATCCGCTGCTCGTCGGCCGGAGATGCTGAAGGCGTCTACGCAGTTCTGGCTGGCAGTGACGCGCCTCGGCATGTCGCCTGGGTGCTCACTGCTGTCACCGTCGTGCTCTGCCGCCGCGTTGGGCTCAGTAGCGACGACATCGCCGCACTGCTCAACGAGATCAGCACAGACTTCACGAACAGCGTCCTGGACCAGCCGCGCCCCGAGCTCGGCAACGAAGGCGGGTGACGCCCTGTGTCCGAAGGGTTCCGGATCGCGACGGCTTGGGTTCAGGTGTCCCCGGACACCACGGGATTCAAGGAAGAATTGCAGGCCAAGGTCGATGAGGCCACCGAGGGTGTCGAGGCGAGCGTCCGGGTCGGCTTGGATACCAGCGAACTGGACGCGAAGGCCGACGAGGCTAAGGCGAAGGTCGACGAGCTCGACGGCAAGAAGGCCACCGCGACCGCCAGCCTGGACGACGCTGACCTGTCAGCCAAGGCCGATGACGCTACCGAGAAGCTGGCGCGCCTCGATGCCGGGGAAGCCAGGCCCACCCTCGAGCTGGAAGCCGCGGACTTCGACGGGAAGTCCGACGACGCGACCTCGAAGCTGGACCGGCTCGACTCGGAAGAGGCACGGCCGCGGCTGGACCTCGACGACACCGATTTCAACGCCAAGATCGACGCGGCCGAGGCCAAGCTCGATGCGCTGAAGGAACAGTCCGCGACGATCAACCTCGGTGCCAGCGGCGGGGGCGGCGGCGGTGAAAGCGGGGGCGGCGAGGGCAGCCTGCTCGGTGCGGGCCTGCTGGGCGCGGGCGCGCTGATGCCCGGCCTCGCGGGTGCTGCCACCGGTCTCGGGCTGCTCGGCGCGACGGGTGCGCTGGCGTTCGGCGGGATCGCCAAGGCCCTCTCATCCGCGCACCAGGCCAGCGAGAACGTCGGGATGACCAGCCAGCAGATGGCCGCGACCCAGTTCTCCAACGCCGTCGCGGTCCAGCAGGCGCAGCAGCAGATCGGGGAAGCCCACCAGCAGGCGGCCCAGGACGCTACCCAGTCGGCTCAGCAGATCGAGTCGAGCCAGATGAACCTGGCGTCGGTTGAGCGTAACGCTGCCGCGTCGCAGGTCCAGGCGCTCCAGTCCGTCGAGCAGGCGCAACAGGGCGTCGAGCAGGCGAACTACGGGCTGTCTGAGGCGCAGTACAACCTGTCGCAGGCGTGGATCACCGCGAAGGAAGACCTGCAGAACCTCAACGACCAGCTCGCCGACTCCAACCTGAACGTCCAGGCGGCGCAGCTGGCGATCCAGCAGGCGATCTACAACCAGACCCTCGTCGACCAGAACGCCTACTCCACCAGCCTTGACCGGCAGCAGGCCACCCTGGCTGTGGCTCAGGCGCAGCAGCAGCTCACCGACGCTCAGGCAGCCCAGACCGACGCTCAGACCGCGGCGAACACCGCCAACCAGCAAGGCGTCGCGGGCTCGCAGACGGTGATCCAGGCTCAGCAGGCGCTTACCCAGGCGCAGTACCAGCAGACCGACGCCGTGCAGCAGCAGCAGGACGCCTCGAACAACCTGACGTTGACCGAGCAGAACAACGCCGCGCAGGTCAAGCAAGCCCAGATGGAGGTCTCCCAGGCGCAGGAGCAGGCGGCCTACCAGCAGCAGCAGAACGCGCAGAACATCCGGATCGCCGAGCAGAACCTCACCAACACGATCGAGGAACAGAAGCTCGAGTGGGCCGCGACGGAGTCCACGGAGAACCAGGCGGCTAACACGTTCCTGAAGGACATGGCGAAGCTGACCCCGGCGGGCCGGGGGTTCGTCAACCAGGTCCTCGCCATGAAGGGCGCGTTCCAGGGGCTTGAGTCGGTCGCCCAGAACGCGGTGCTGCCCGGCTTCACGATCTTCCTCAAGGGCATCCAGGATCTTCTGCCCACGCTCAGCGCCGGGGTCGGCAAGATGGGCACCGCTATCTCCAACGCGTTCGGCCAGTTCGGCAAGCAGATGCAGACGTCATCGTTCGCGAAGGTGCTGCAAGGGCTGATGAACAACGGCACTCAGTTCGTGAACATCGTGCTGCCCGCGTTCGGCCAGTTCTTCCAGGAGCTGGCGAAGCTAGGCAGCACCAAGGGGGCGGCGTCCGGGCTGGCCAATCTCCTGGCGGGGGTGGCTAACGGGCTGACCGGGATGGCGAAGTCCCTGCAGCCGTACATCCCGGGCATCGACAAGTTCCTTACCCAGGTCGGCAAGATCATCACTGACATCGGGCCGCCGCTCGGCACGATCGTCGGCCAGATCGCCACCGTCACCGGCGATGTGCTCAGCTTCCTGAACGCCCACACGCACGGCAACGCTGCCAAGGTGATCGGCGACGTCCTGGCCGGGCTGATCGCCCTCAAGGGCATGGAGAAAATCCCCCTGCTGGGGAGCTTGCTCAAGGTCCCCGAGAACCTGGGCATCAGTCTGGGGAAGAAGCTAGGCACCTCGATCCTCAGCGGCATCAAGACCCGCATGGGCGGCGGCGCACTGAAAGACGCCGTCGAAGGCGGAGAGGGAGCCGAGGGACTCGAAGGAGCCGAAGGACTTGAGGGGGCCGCCGGGGCGGCATCAGAGGGCGGCGGACTGCTGTCCGGCATCCTCGGCGGCGCGTCCCTCGGCCCGATCGGACTCGTAGGCATCGCCCTGGCCGGGGTCGGCGTCGGCGCCTATGAGCTGGCCAAGCACTGGAAGACCGTCTGGGGCGACATCAAGAAGTGGTCGTCGGACGCGGCCGGCTTCCTCAGTAACCTGTTCCACAACCATGTCGTGCAGGACATCCTGGACATCTGGTCGCTCGGGCTGGTGCCGCTCGCGGAGCACTGGAGCACCGTGTGGGGCAACATCCAGAACTGGACGTCGGACGTCGGCACGTTCTTTACGCAGACGATCCCGAACGCCGTGCAGACGGGCATGAGTGACGCCTGGAAATGGTTCGACTCAACCTTCATCTCGCCCGTGGTGAGCTTCTTTACCAGCACCGTCCCCGGCTGGGGCGCTGATATCAGCAACTTCTTCACCCAGACGATCCCGAACTACATCAGGACCGGCATGACTACCGCCTTCGGCTGGATCAGGTCCACCTTCATCACGCCGGTCGAGAACTTCATCACCGGGACGATCCCCGGCTGGGGTACGGACATCAGCAACTTCTTCACCCGGACCATCCCCGGCGCTGTCTCCCAGGGTGTCTCTGCCATCGCTACCGTCTGGGACAAACTCGAATCGGTTTTCAAGACCCCGGTCAACTTCCTGATCAAAACCGTGTACGACGACGGCATCGCCCGGCTGTGGAACGACGTGGTGGGCGCGGTCGGGCTCGGTTCGATCAAGCTTCCTATCATCCCGGCGCTCGCTGCCGGCGGTGTGGTGCCGGGCTGGTCACCGGGCCGGGATAACCACCTGGCCGCCGTCTCGGGCGGTGAGGGGATCCTGACTCCGCAGGCCACTCAGGCGGTCGGCGGCAAGGGAACCATCGACGCATTGAACTCGCAGTACCCGTCGAGCGGATCAACGCCGGGTGCCGGCCACGCCATCACGAAGATGGCAGGGAAGGAACTCCGCAGGCACCTGGGCGAACGGCCGGCCGAGCACATCCTGACCGGCGGGATGTTCGCAGGAGGCGGCATCGTCGGTGACATCACCGGGGCCCTGTCCGGCGCCGCCCACGCCGTCGGCTCAGTGGTGTCGGGCGCGATCGACGTCGGGAAGATGATCGCAGCGGTGGCCACGGGCAACACCGCCGCGTTCGTCAACGCCGCATCGGCGGCGATCGGCACCCAGGCCGCCGGTGACCTCGGCAAGATCATGGTCGGCATCCCGAAGGCACTGGTCACCGACCTGGCCAAGGAACTCACCGGGGCCACCGCCACTTCCAGTGCGATCGGGAGCCTCCCGCAGAACTGGCAGACCATCGCCAGCTTCCTGGCCTCGCACGGGTTCACGAAGTTCGCGGCCGCGGGAGTCGCCGGGAACATCGACGCCGAGTCCGGGGGCCGCCCCGAGCAACTCGAGATCGGCGGCGGGGGCGGCGGTGGCCTGATCCAGTGGACGCCTTATCCGGCGGGTTACATCACCGGGAACGTCTCACAGGACCTGATGACGCAGCTGAACGCCATCTTGTCGTTCGGCGGTGGTCCGGGGCTGGTGAACCAGGCCACGTCGCCGTCCAACGCGGCGCAGATCTACCAGGACCAGTACGAGAAGCCCGCGAACCTCACGGCCAGCCTGCCGCAGCGGATGGCATCGGCAAACGCCGTCTACAAGGCGATGAACTGGGGTGCGTTCGACCAGGGCGGCCAGCTGCCGCCCGGCATGACGATGGCAGTGAACGCCACCGGCAAGCCCGAGGCGATCCTCACCAGCCAGCAATGGCAGACCCTCGCCGCGCTCGCCGACCACCTGACCGGCCGCGGACCGGCCGGCACCGCGGGCGCCGGCGCAGCGCAACGGCCGATCGAACTTAACTTCTACGGGCAGTACCCGACAGGGGAGATGAAAGCCACGATGATGCGAGAACTAGCGCTGGCGCTCGGAGGCGCATCGTGACCGAGCGCCCAATCAAGTGGAGGGTGAGCTGATGAGCGACGGACCCCGGCCGCTCGGGCAGAGCATCTCGTTGCCTGGATCGCCGTTGGCCGAGTTCGAGGCCCGGATCAACGACGAGCTGGCGGCTGGGGAGATCGCGCCCACGTGCCCGCATCCCGTTACGGTCGCGCGGCTGTACCTGCCTGCGCGGATCCTGTGCTGCCTCGACTGCGACGACACGATGCAGGACACGCTGCAGGAAGCCGAAAGCAACCCGCCCGCGTGCGCGATCTGCGCTGGCACGGCAACTCGCTGGGCGTGCTGGCTGGCCGGCCCGGTGCTAGCGATGGCGCGCCTGTGCGATCCCTGCGGCACGGCAGGCAACGTACCGATGAGCCCGAACTAAGGAGGACTACATGACCCCGAGCGGTAAGAATCCCGCTGCGGCGGCGCCGCGCCGACACAACATCCGCTCGAGTGACGGGAAGTTCGCTCCGGCCGCCAGTCCGCACCACGGCGCCGTCAACTCTGCCTTCAAAGGCGCCCAGATCAGCAGGACCGGCGGGTTCACCCCCCACCAGCCAGCACAGGTCACTCAGACCGTCGGCATGAGCCCGGATCCGCCAGCGAACCATCAGGCCGCACAGGACATCTCTCCGACGATCCCCTACATCGGCGGCAGTCCCACAGGCTTTGACCCAGCCACGGGAGGCACGTTCTGACATCGGCCGCTTCATGGCCGGGCCTGCGTCAAAGTCACGCCTTTCCGGGGCGACGGACACGCCTCGACGTGGCGAGCCAAGGCGGCGAGCAGGCTCCCGCGCCTCCTACCCGCAGAGACCCGCCTGCGCCAGGCCTGGCCATGACCAGGGTGCCATTCCATCCTCAACTGTTACTAAAGAAAGAAGGTCACGATGACCGACGTACGACCCGAGGTGCTCGAGCTGCTTAACAGCCGGGACCCACTGAAGCCGTTTCACCGCGCTGACGGCCAGGACTTCACGGAAGCCGAGGCCGCCCTCATGGCGGACGCCACCCCGGCCGAACGTGCTGTGGCTGCGCAGGCCCGGCTGATCGCCCGCGCCGAGGCTGGCCAGGCCATCCGCACGAAGCTGGCGGAGAACCTGGCGGCAAGCGGGGTCGCTGATCAGCACGTAACGCGAGTCACTGAGGGGCTGCTTGTCAACTTGGGAAGCGTCCCGCACGCCGAGGTCGTCAAGCTCGCGCCCGAGGCTCCCGACACCCCGGCCGTCGACGAGCTGGAGACGCGGTTGGGCCGCGACTGGCCCGTGATGGTCGCGACGGAAGCTGGTCTTCCGGTTGTGCAGGTCCGGGAGATGTTCGGCCAGGTGCCACCCCGCTGACGACGAGGTGAGCGTCCGGTAGCGCGTACAGTCGCCCACTGGTTACGTCTCAACCCATGCCGGTGGGGCGCAAGATCACTTTCGCGTGGTGAGTGGCCGGGTGGCCGTGACCACCACCCGGCCACCTGCTTCGTCAGCCCATTCCGGCGGGCCGGAGGATCAGCCTCGCCAGGACCTCAGCCGCGACATCCTTGCCGGTGTCGCCGAGGAAGCCAGCGACCTGGCGCAGACGGCTCTTGCGGTCCGGGTCGGCCTCATGGTCCGCCACGTCATCGAAGGCGTCGGCCAAGCTCTTAGCCAGGCTGTCGCCGGTGGGCCACTGCCCGACCGCGCGCCTGGCCGCCGAGGTGACTTCCGTGACGTACCAGGAGTCCGGGTGCCCCCCGGTCATCATCTTGTTGTACTTGCGGATGTACGTCCCGGTCAGCGCATCGAGCGCCCGGTCCACCGTCTGCACGTCCATGCCGGTCTCGTCGGCGATATCGGCGACCCTTACTGCGAAGATGCCCTTCTCGAGCAGCCGGACCACCGCGTCCAGGACGGGCAGCTCCCGGCTCATCCACGTATCTTCCATATCGGACCCATTTCTTCCATTTTGTTCCGTGTAGTAATGAGGGGTAAGCAAACAGTAGCGATTCCGGGAGGCCGGACTCGGGATTTGCGCAGCGCCGCAAATGCCGTCCTGCGGGAACAGGCCCAGGTGCTCCTGATTCGCCCTGGTTTCCGCGGTAAGCCTCGACTCTCCCGTCTGAGTTGCGATCAGCGGCACCGATCCGGTGGTGCGGCAGGCTCGGTGCCGTGGCACCGCAGATGACCATGAAGGAGTTGCTCGAGCTGCCCGTGGTCGTCGATCTGAGGACTGCGGCGCGGGCGTTCGGCATCGGTAAGAACAAGGCCTACGAGCTGGCTGCAGCCGGGAACTTTCCCTGTCCGGTCCTGCGGTTCGGCCAGAAGTACCGGGTGACCAGGCCCCACCTGTTCCGTGCTCTCGGCCTCGATCCGGCCATGGACCTCGAGGTCTGCGGCGGACGGGGTGATGACAATTCACCAGATGATGAATACGACGGCAGCTCACTTGACGATCTGGGTCACGGAAGAACCTCCCCGGTGACGACACGGGCGATGTCTTGGCCGTCTGCGACGTGATAGTGGTAGTGGACGTGCTGCTCGATCGCGGGCGGTGTCGCCTGGCTGACCTGGGGTGCGCCAGGGGCGGCCGGCACCTCGCGGGCGTAATGAAACTGCCACGTGACTGCCCGGCGCGCGTCTCTGCGGTCGGCCCACCGCGTCAGCGCGATGACGACGGCGACAGCCAGGGCCCCGCTGACGGCGCACGCGATCGCTACCTCGATAATGTGCTCGGCGAGCCACACGACCCCGTACAACTCGAGCAGCGGCACGACGGGCACGGCCACGCCTCCGGCGCACCCTGCGCAGTGAAGACCTGAGCAGCTCACGGCTGGCACCCCCTCGATACCAGGACCCGCAGGTAGCAGCGATGCGGAGCACCCTTGGCGTCGAGGCAGTCACCGCACAGCATGGCGCCTTCCCTTACCTCGCCGGCGTGCCTGGGGCACAGGTCGCGCTCGCCGATGTACTCATGGACGCAGCCTGCGACGATTACCTCGGTGGCCACGTCCGGACAGGGCCGGTTCCACCGGTCGGAGCCACTGAACGCGATGTATCCGTTGCATGTCATGGCCGCACCTGCTCTCGTTCCTGGGCGCTGCGGTCCGGTGCTGCGTCAGCGGCCCGCCTGGCGGCACGGAGGGTGAGTTCGTCGTGGCGCCTTAGCGCGCCGATGATCCGGTAGACCAGCCGGGCAGGCACGCGGAACCGTTTCCCGGTGCCGTCACAGCGGCGGCACCGGCGGCGCGGCGCCCGGCGGCGGCGAGCGGCCTTGCTGCCCCACCCGCCGCAGCGGCGGCAGTTCTTCGACGGCCTGATCAGGCAGAACGCCACGTACAGCGGTAGCCCGATCAGCGCCGCCAGAAGCAGGTGGGTCATCGCGTGTTCCTCCTCACAGATGGGTGCGCGGGCAGGCCATGATGCCGTCCGGGTATCCCTTGGCGTAGCCCTGCTCGAATCCCTGCTCTAGTCCCCGCTCGAAGCCGGACCGGTCGCCCTCCCGGTAGCCCTCTTTGAATGCGATGCAGACTGGCCGCTGGCAGTCCTTGTCGATGCAGGACTGGTACTCGTGCGGCGGTCGCCGCGGCCGGGCCGGTTTGGACGCTGACGGGCGCTTGACCGGCGTTTTCGCCTTGGCGCGGGCAGCGGCCAGGCGTGCCTCGTATGACGCCTTGAGCCTGGCGACCTGAACCCTGGACCGCTGGCGTTCGCGTTCCCGCGCCGCGGTGATCCTGGCACGCTGCTTGTCCCGCTCGGCCGTGCGGGCCGCGGCCCTGGCTGAGGCTCGGGCCTTGCTGGCCTCGGCGTTCTTCCGGCGACGGAAGTCGCCTTCCCGTGGCCGGCAGACATGAGTCAGCGGGTTCCCGTTCTTCCCGCCGTACTGCTTGCCGCACCGGGCACAGCCGCCGAGCACGGGCTGCAGCCTGATCGTGGCCCGGCGCGCGGAGTTGGACCGGCACACGTGCCGCAGGCCCTCGCGGCGCTTGCCGCACCGGCCGCAGATGACGTTGAGTCGCGGCTTGATGGTCACTGCCGCTGCCTCCTATGGGGTCGATCGGGGGCGCTGCCGGGTTTTGTGCCCGCACAGCGGATCGCGGCAGGTCACGGCCGGTGCGCGGTGTGCGTGGCCGGTCCGCTCGCGAGCGGGGACGCAGGTCAGCGCGTGTTCCGCTAGCGGAACGCCCTTCGGGGCTGCCGTCACGCATCGGGACTCCCGGCCGCGGCTGCGACGGCCGCCCGCTCGCACCCGGAGCGCGGCTCCTTGCCCGTCTCCCGGACGCGCTTGACGGTCACCTTGAGGTTGCGGAGTTGGCTCGCGACGGCCTCCTGCGTGATGTCGGCGTAGGCCTCGGGGAAGGATCCGGCGAGCCGTTCGGCGATCGTGGAGCACCACAGCGCCTTGGCGTCGCCGAACACGGTCAGCACGTCGTCGAGCACGCGCCGGGCCGGAGCGCCGTCGTGGTCCTGGCCGAGGGCGTAGCCGGTGATCCGCCCGGCGTGCTCGCGCATCACCCGGGCCCGGGCGGCGATCGCCTTGGACTCGGGCAGGTCGAAGCCGTAGCCGTACAGGATCTGCGGGGCCTTGCCCTCGCCGGAGAAGTAGAAGACGCCCTTGTCGTCGAAGCTGAACATGGTGGCGCGGGTACCGTTCTTGTAGGCCGAGGTGCCCAGGACCATGTCGTTCTCGGTCTGGCCCATCACCTTCAGGCACATCCGCAGCACCGCGTTGGCGCTGATGCCGGTCGGGATCGACTTGGCGTCGGGTCGCTGCGTGGCCAGGATCAGCAAGATGGCAAGAGCCGGGCCGCGCTTGGTCAGGTCGGTGCAGATGGCCTCGGCCTCGCCGCCGTAGACCGGGTGCTCGAACAGGACCTGGCACTCGTCGATGCCGATCGCGATGGGGTGCAGGCCGAGGCGCTTGTCGTCGGCCAGCTCGGGGGTGACCTTGTTCTCCGGGCACCTGTCCGTGGTCTCACCGAGCTCGCGGATCACCTTGGTCCGGCGCCGCATCTCGGTCCGCAGCTCGCGCAGGTCGGCCATCAGGTAATCGATGTCCTCGGGCTCGTCCCCGGCCCGGTAGCGGTGCGCCACAACGCGCAGCGGGGCCAGGTCCCCGGTGCCCTTCAAGTCGTAGACGTGCTCTTCTGCCCGGACGTCGAGCGCGCAGATCAGCAGGAGCAGGCGCAGCAGGAACGTCTTGCCCATCCGCGGGACGCTCCCGATGATGATCGAGACGAACATCAGCGTGACCGTGACCACCCGGCCGCGCGGGTCGGTCGCGAACACGGTGGGCTTGAACATGTCGGCGGCACCGCGCTTGGCCAGCGGCCACGCGACCCGGTCGGCCTCGGTCATGTCCTCGTCGGCCACATAAAGGTTCAGCGCGCCCGGGTGCCGCTTGTGCATCGTCTCGGGCCACACGCAGCCCAGAGGGCGCCGCAGCCCGGACGCCAGCCGCTCGCGGCGCTCGGAGACCTCACCGGCGGTGACACCGTGCGGCAGTTCGTACAGCGCGAGCCAGCCGTTGCCGTCCCTGGTGATCGGCGCGATAGGCATGACCGCGTGCTCGGGGTCCTCCCGCAGGCCCCGGTTCAGCTCGCCGATGCCCAGGCCGCCGAGCGCGCGGATCAGGGCCAGCTCGGTCAGCGGCTCGAAGGCGGTCGGGATGACCGCCGAGTCGACGATCGGCCGGTCATCCGGACGGCCCGCCATGGCCAGGAACGGCACCGCGACCAGCGCCACGGGCAGCCATACGAGCGGAATCTTGACTGTGATGGCCACCGCCGCGGCGAACACCGCCAGGTGCACGATGATCAGGACCGGCACTCGCAACAACCGGGTTTCCTTGCCCTCCTTGTGTACCTGCAGGTAGCTGCGGATATCGCCTGCCTCGATCGTCTGACCGCGCAGGTACGCCTGCTCGGTGACGAACGCCCACGCAGTGAACGCGACATCCACGCGCAGCACGCCCACCGCGGCCCACCACAGCGCCAGCGGTACCCGCTTGGGCACCCTGACCAGGTGATACAGGCTGATATGGCGGGCGCGGCGCCACCGCCACCGGAGCGCCTTACGGATCCCGGCCGCGGTCGACAGGTGCTCGGGGATGATCCGGCGCAGCTCACCGCGCTGGCCGGGCGCGGCCTTACGCGGCGCGGGCGCAGACTGCCCGGCAGGGCGCGGGAACGGGACGACCGTCCCCTCGACAGCGTCGTCTTCGGTCGCGTCGGGCTCCGGCCAGTCGTCCTCGGCTTGGCCTTCAAACGGCCACTCGGCCATGATGGTCACCTCACTTCGGTGGGAACCCGGTGCCGGGCTGGCTTCCTAGGGCATGGGCCCGGCACTGGGGGCTGGTGTTCAGTTGTCCGGGGGCGGTTCCCCGGTGTCTTCCGGGTGCTGTCCGTTGACCTCGGCGCCCTGGCGTATCCCGTCACGGATACGGCGGATACTGCGCCCGGCCGGGGTGAGCGTCTCGAGGTGCGCCTGTACCTCGCGGGCGCGCGGCTGGCCGACATGGAGTTCAGCGCGGATACGCCGGATGCTCGGGATTTCGCCCGCCTCGATCTCGGCGGCGAATAGGCGCTCGGCTTCGGGGCCATGACCGTTCAGCCCGTATCTGGCAGCAGGTACAGGCTCCGGATCGGATACACCAGCGGGTGCACCCTCGGATACGCCCTCAGGACCAGCTGATACGGCGTCCTTTGATTCAGCCTCGGCCGGGATGCGCAGCAGGTGGGTCAGGGCGGCGCCGAACCCGAGGGTGATCACCGGGACGCAGGACACCAACATGGTCACCGGCCACGGCGCCCGGACCGCGTGAACGGCGGCGAGCAGGTGGTAGATCACCTGCCCGCACATGCCCAGGGCCAGCGCGCCGAGCGCTGAGGCCTTCGCGAACCGCTGCGCCCGCTCCGGTACGCCCGGAGTCAGCCACGCCCGCAGCGCGTAAGCGCCGTACGCCTCAACCCCGATCGGCAGCGTGATCGCGGTGTTGATCACGATGCCGCCGGCGATGCCGGGCAGCGGGTGGATCGGGCCGAACCCGCACAGGCCGCCGAGCCCGACCCAGCCGGACCAGATCGCGACCGCGGCCGGGGAAGCGATCAGGAACAGCGGCCAGCGGGCTATCCCGCGTTGGCCGCTCACAGCGCACCTCCCAGGCTAAACAGCGGCTCATGCATGGCGTCGACGAGCAGCTCGACGTGCGAGACGTCCTGCCCGTTCGCGCGGGCCTGCTCGATCCAGCTCTCAGCCAGCTCGCGCGTGTTCTCGATCGCCTGCTGCTTCCCGGCGCCGTGGTTACGGCCGCCGCAGATACAGTCGCACTCGTCTTCGCGGGCGTCGTAGCACTTGGCGTCACAGCGGCCCTGGTCGCCGCCGGAGGACTGGTAGGAGATCAGCGTCGTCATGGCATTCACCCGCGCTCCTCCGCGATCTGAAGGGTCAGGTACACCCGGACGCCGGGATCCTGGCGGTTCGGATAGGGCGCGGACCGCTCGATGACGTCGAGGCCGGATCCGGCGTAGTCCGCCAGCAGGGTGGCGAGCATCTCGACGTCGGCGGACGCTCCGGACAGGCGCACCTTGACGATGCCGGGTGCCTGCCCGGCCTGCTGGCGGGTCATGATGTGCGCTTATCGTCGGACTCGGCTTCAGCCAGCGCATCCTTCGCGGCCTGGACGTACTCGCACCATCCCGCCCAGTTCCGATCAGGGCTGGGAATCTCCCCGATGAGGATGCCTCCGTGGATGCCTGACATCGCGAAAGCGTCAACGTCGGCGGCCTCGCTGATGAGACGCTCCGACGCGGCTGCGTCGCCGCGGGCATGAGCCTCTACAGACTCGCCGAGCAGTTCGAGCACGCGGACGGTGCGGCGGCGCTGGTCAAGGTCACTCATCGCGGGCCGCCCTCGTCCTTGGCCTCCCGAGCGCAGGCCTGGCAGGTAGCCGGGTCGCCGGGGATGAATTCCGGGTGACTGTGGCCAGCCTCGGGCACGGGCCCTTCAAGGGCGCAGCCGCAGGCCTTCGCGAACGCCGCGGCCATGTGCCACCGGTGGACCACGCCCATGCCGGACAGGCCGAACGCGTTCTCGCCGAGGGCGACCGCGAAGTCCAGCAGTCGCCGCTGTGATGAGGACGCGGGTAGAGGTCGCTGGCCGCGCTGGGCGTAGCCGCGGTCGATGAACTCGCGGGCCTCGTACCAGTTGATGATCGCGACCAGGCCGGACGCACGCTGGGTGATGCACGCGCCCTTGAAGTCCGGGCGGCGCAGCCACGTCTCGTGCCAGATCAGCAGGTCGGCCGCTGCCTGCTCATGCGCGGTGCCGCCGCGGGCCCAGCCGCGCAGGCCGACCGCCAGGTCCTCGAAGCTGATCTCGCTCACGGCTTCCGCCTCCTGTCGCGGTCGGTGCAGACGGTCATCGGGGGCAGGCTGATCAGGGGCCTGAGCCGTCGCCAGTAAACAGGCTTGACGCCCGGGGTGCTGATCTTCTCCACCTCGCCGCTGGCCGCGAGCCGGGCCAGCACGGTGTAGACCAGCTGGCCGTAGCGCATGCCGTACCCGGTGCGGTCCTGCAGGGCCGGGGTCGACAGCGGCATCGGCGCCGCCTCGGCCAGCGCGGCCATCACCTGATCGGCGACGTGGGTCTTGAACGAGTCTGGACGGACGGTCATGACTGGCCTCCGTCCGGTTCAGCGGCGGCCTTGAGCGCCGCGGCGTACTCGGCGTCGTTCATGCCTGCGTACTTGTGCTGGCCTTCGGCCCATTCGCGGTAAGCGGCCCGGGCCGTCTCAGGAGTGGTGTTCCTGGCCGCCGCGATCTGCTCCCACGTAGCGCCAGCCTTAACGGCATGGTCGACGCCTGCCGGGTGCCGGTAGTAGAACGCGATCGCCTCGCCGAGCGCGAGCATCTCCAGGTGCTCGGCCACGGACAGCGGCTGGTATTTGCCGGTCGGCAGGATGGCGCCTTTCTCGTCGTCGTACTCGCCGCGGGCCTGCAGGGTCGTGATCGAGCGGGCGGCCAGGTCCCGGTTCGTCAGCTCTTTGTAGCGGTCGATCTGGTCCGGGAGGGCCAAGTCCATGGCCTCGTGGTAGGTAACCGGGCCGGTCATGGCTGCGCCGCCGCGGGCGAGTCGTCTCCGGCGGCCTTAGGAACCCACCTGCCGGAGTCAAACGCCCTGGTGTCGCGGACCTCGGGCGGCCCACCCGGCTCGTACTTCGCGAACCGGGTCAGCTCGCGCCAGTAGTGATCGCGCCCCTGGTGGTGCCACAACTCAGGCGGGACGTTCCGCAGCCAGCGGCGGATGATCTCCCGGCCGATGTGTTCCGTGAGTTTCCCGGCCATGTAGTCCCCGTGCCCGGCGGGGTTTTGCTGGGCGGTATGCCAGCACACCGCGAGGAACTCATCGGTGTAGCTGGCAAGTTTGGCGTCGTCGATCTCGATCGTGATGGCGTGGGTGGTCATCGGGTCACCTCGAATCTGGCGGCCAGCTCTGGCCGTACGTGGGCGCCGCGGACTGCAGAGCGCGGCGGTAGGTGTGGGCTCTGCCCTCGGCGGCGAGGCAGGCGGGGCACGGCTTCTGACCGTGGCGGCGCTCCCGGCGGGCCCGGGCCTCAGTGCCGTGCGGACGGATGTCGGCTCGCTCATGCCAGCCGCGGTCGAAATTCGGCTCAAGGCCGACGACTTCAGTCGGCGCGCTCACTCGTCATCACCTTCGGGCGGTGCGGACTGAACGACGATGTGATGACGCCGCGCGAACGACGGGAGCGCGACCTCGGCAAGGGTGCGCCAGAGCGCGTCGGGGCGTCCCCATTCCGGGTCGATGACAGTAACCTGCCAGGCATTGCACAGGTCCTTCACCGCGCCCCGCCTGCAGATGCCGTAACCGAGATACGGGTCGCGGATGTGACGGCGGGGCACCTGGACCCCGAAGCAGGTGAGCCGCTGCCCGTTGACCTTGGTGACCACCTGGGCTTCGCCGTAGTAATAGCGCCAACGGGGCAGGTAGGCCGGGTCGTGGACGATGGCGATCAGGTCAGCGTGGACAGCGGCCGTCTCGATCCGCTCGGCAACAGCCCAGCTCGCGAATCCCTCGACGGCGGCACGCTGTTCCGCGCTCGTCCCCTCGCCGTCGCGCTTCAGGATGCCGATCTGGCTTCCGGTAGTCACGAACCGGGCCCGGTTCAGCTTCGCCAGCAGCGGGACCAGAGCGGGGTCCTCGATGTCGGAGGTCCCGTAGTAGCCCGGCTGTGAGGCGATGCCGCCCTCCAGCCAGCGGGCGGTCAGCTCGCCGACTTCGGCGAGGGTGCAGGCGGCTGCCCACTGCTCGCGGTCGCGCCCGTTCATGCGGTGGCGGTTCACGTGTTCACCATCCTTGGCCGCAGGTACAGGAGGCCGCCGTCACGGATAACCGAGCGGATGAGCCACAGCACCAAGGCCAGGAGCGCGAGCACCACCGCGGCGGCGATCAGTCCCAGCACCGGCACCGACAGGGGCTGGCCGAGGATGACGGCGTTGAGCCGGGTCTTGGCCGACACGATGAGGCCGAGCACGATCAGCACGGCCGGCACGGGGGCGATCACCGGGCACCTCCGACGACTTGCAGGTGACGCTGGCGCGGAGGCCGGGCGCAGCGGAGCTCGTCGACCTCGGCCTCGAGCTCGGTGAGACGCTGCTCGGTCCTGGTCATGAGGCACCACCGGGCTTCTCGTCGTAGACGACCGTGGCGTTGGTGAACACCACAGCGGCCTCGAAGATGCTGCTGAGGTCCTGGCTGGTGATTAGCTCCTTCTGCGTGGCCAAGACGAACCGCGCGACGTGGTAGCCGTCCTGGCCGGTACCCAAGGAAGCGCACGCCTCGCCGGGGAGCGCGCAGCAGTAGCGGCAATTCGCCCGGCGTATCGCTTCGCAGATGGCATGCGGACCGCGTGGCACGCCGCGCTCGTCAGACATCTCCTCCAGGGCCGCGAACCAGAGGGGTGCCCGGTCCGGATTCTCCCATGGGGGCGGCTGGCGCATGGCGGCCTCGATCGCAGCGATTGCGTCCCGTGTCTCAGACGCCGCCCGGCAATCCCGGCAGTCGACGGTGGACCAGTCGCCGCTGGCCGTCTCATCGTCGCCGATGAACCCGCAGAGCGGGGAGCCGTCGCCGAACGCATCAGCGTGGGTGACGGTCACGCCGACCAGGTTGAGGGTGAACATGTACTCGGTTACGGGCGTCGACTCGGCACCGGGGTGATCTGCTGTTACCTTCATGGGTGGGTCCTCTCTCGGTTGTGCGGGAGTGGTTCCGGGGGCCGCCAAGGTGTTCGCCCACCGAGGCGGCCCGTTTTGAGCGAGTAGCGCAGGCGCGCTTGTCACGAGGCCAGCGCTTCCATGGCGTTGACCAGATCGAGGCATGATGCGGCCGGGTGTTCCGGGTCCGACGTTGCCCACTGGCGCGCTTCTGCTGCAGTGACGCCGAGGTCGAGGATCCACAGGGCGATCGCGCTGAGGCTGCTGTCGTTTGCGGGGCCGCGCGTCAT